TTTCCAAAAGACCTGGATAGGCTGTGCGTAGCGTGTCGATCACTACAACGTCTGGTTTAACAGCGTCCACCCAACCTTGCAGTTCCAACAACCCCTCTTGGGTGCGTAAGTTCATCTCGACGTCGTCAACAAATGGCGTCCAGATTTGCAGACGATCAGCCGTGTTCCCGTGTATCTGCCGCATCTCAAGCAGACGTCTGGCGATGGTAGACATGCCCATCTCGAAGTCCATATACAACACCTTGGCTGGCTGCATCACCTCGAACGGGCCGAAGTATTTTTTACCAGCGGCCAGTGCAGCCATAGCGTTCTGAACGAACATCGACTTGCCGTGCCCACTGTATCCATACACCTGTGTGATCGAGGCTGGCGGTAGCCAAGGCTCGATAAGATACTGACGAGCAGAGCTTTTTTCTATCATCTCCTCTGCGTCTGACATGACAATGAGCTTGCGCGACCGACCGCCTCCGTTCTCTTGCGCTTTCTCCTCCTCAATTTTCTTTCGATGGACGTACTCACCTTCGCTGTTGAAACGCTCTGGGTGATTGCGTTTCTCGCTCTGCTCCATACTGCGACAGGTTGCTTCGAACTCAGCCTCGGACAAGAACTCCTCGAAAAATTCACGCATGAAAGCGTAGCCACGCACACGTAGTTCTGGGCCAAAGTTCCCTTCCATTATCTGCTCGGACACGTATTTCATAACCCGTTCGTTACGCCCGTTGCCCACGCCCGATGGTATCTTTAAAGTTGTAGGGTACGTCTCGCGTACATACTTTGCTGTTCGATCCCACTCGCTGATGAACTCGTCAGGGTTGCGTGCGACCACTGTCGAGAGGTCAAGTGTTGCAAACGAAAATCCCTCATCCTCATCCTTGATCGTAGGCGTCCAGTCCTCCCAAATAGGCATCTCGTCTGGGTCTAGCGAGTATCCAGAAGCTATCTCCCACGAGTAATTGTTCGACGGTGGACACAGTGCATAGCTTCCGTCGCCACGGAAATCTAACCCGTCAATGCGAGGCCAGTCTGCACCCCGTGAGTTGACCCCTGCCCTTGGCCCTCGACGCACGCCATCTCGTGGGTGCTGGAAGTATAGGTGATGGCCGCGCTTAGTCTTGACGCGAAAGGGTGACTTCATCCCCGCGTCAAAGGCTGCGTGCAACGCCTCTTCATTGTCGCAGTCAACAACAACGACGCCTGACAGCGCGCCAGTAATAAGGGCGATAGGATCGTTGGGGTTCTCAGTCCACCACGTCTCGACCTCTGTCTCAGTGGGTAACGTCTGTTGGTATTGCTTCCACTTGATGCGTGGTCGCTTTGTTTCAGGCTTGCATGGGATAACTGACCAACCCAGATCGAGCATCTCCAGTGCTGCGTCTAGGTTGCTCATTCAGATTTCTCCTCGAAGTATTGGTTGATGTCGAGAAGCGGGTGCGTTTCTTTGATCCGCTCAAGTATTGTCGTTCGGATACTGCCACGTCTGATCCACGCATACGGCTGCGTTCGAACCACGCCTGTTGCTTCGGCCACGGCAGCGGCCCCACCTAAATCCTTTATCAATCGCTCAATGTTTAACTGCTTCATTTTTTTTCCTTTTGGGTGTTGCATGGGTGTCACTCTTGGGATACATACGTGGGTGTCATAGGGGCGTCAATGATGCCGCCCAGAAAAAAACGAGGAACATATGAAATTTAAACCAAGTAAAACGGGTGCGCTAATGAGCGGAGGGTCGCACAAGACGATGCTCTATAGCCATCACGGTTTCGGCAAGACCTACCAGTGTAGGTTCTTCCACAAGAGATACGGTAAGGGACTTATCGTCAGCGGCGAAGCTGGCCTCAAGTCCGTCGAGGACGTCGATATAGATTACATTCCCTTTACGTCATGGGACGGACCTTGCGACGAGGAAGCTGGAACGTACAGCTTTATGCAAATCTTCAAATGGCTGACGCATCCTGAGTTTCTAAAGACGCAGGGCTACAACTGGGTGGCTATCGACAGCCTGACAGAGGTGTCTGACCGCCTCATGGAGCATCTTGAGAAGGTGCATGAGGGATCGAAGAACGGCTTTGAAAAATGGGGCGACAACTCGCGCATGATGACTGGCGTACTCAAGCAGATACGTGATCTGCCAGTGCATGTGTTCGTCACCTGTTTGGCCAAGGAAGAGGAGGATGCCAACGGCGTCACTCAATACTGGCCGCTCGTTAAAGGCAACGCGGTTGCCAAGCACATCCCTGCAATCTTCGACCACGTCTTCGCTGGTGTCCGCACCACTGAACAAGCCGAGAGTGGCCCACCCAAAGTGGTGCGTTGGTTTGCGACAGACGAGGTCAGCGGCTGGCACGGCAAGACGCGTGACCCGCAACAAACATTGGCAGCGGTAGAACGCTGCGATGACATAACCGAGCTGTTAGCTCGCATGGCAACCAAGAAAAAAACACAAGAGGATAAAGCAGCATGAGCTTTGATTTCGGAAAACTAGACCTGTCTGGCATAGATGCTGACAGTGGGCCAACATCCAGCCGAATTGAAGTCGGCAACCACAACGTCAAAATCACCGACGCTGCGGTGGAAAAATGCAGCAATCCAGCACACTCCCGTGTGCGGGTTCACTTCGCGGACGATGGCGGCAAGACAATTCTCAACGATTTCAACGTCGTTAATGCCAACGCCAAGGCCGTTGAGATCGGACTGTCTCAGCTCAAGTCACTACTTGAATGTGCAAAGCACCCAACGCCTAACAACCCAAAGGACATCAGCTCACTCAAGGGATTGTCTGTGCAGATCGATGTTCGCATGGGGCGCAAGCGTGACAACGGGGATCAGTACCCTGAGATCAAAGCGTTTCTACCAGTCGGTGAAATGTCGAAATCTATAGACGACGAAATCCCGTTCTAATGAAAATCGTCACTGCCGCCGACATCGTCGAGGCTATCGATGCTGGCTACAAGCAGACGAAGATTCAGCGTGCGAGAGAGTACATAGGTGCGAGTGGCGTTGGGTCTCCCTGCGATGCCGCTCTAGCCTACAGCTTGCGAGGTTTCCCAGAACCTCAGATCGCCGCTCGGACCCAGCGCATCTTTGCGCTGGGTCACATACTAGAGGACGTCGTTGTCAAAGACCTCAAGGAGAACGCAGACGTCCGCGTGTTCGAGGTTGATGGGCTGACGGGCAAGCAGCACAGCTATCGCCTGTATGGTGGCCACGTCTCCTGTCACATGGACGGACACATTGAGACAGACGACGGGGTACTGCGCGTCCTCGAAATCAAGTCGATGAACCACGCCAGCTTTCAGAAGTTTGTGAAACACGGAGTGAAGAAAGCGCACCCGAAATATTACGACCAGCTACAGATGATGATGGGAATGTCTGGCTTCGAAGAGGCCGTGTTCATCGCCATCTCCAAGAACACCAGCGAATACCACTGCGAGTTCGTAGAGGCCGACAGTATTCAATACGCTTACCTGATGGCGCGTGTTGAGCATGTCATGTCTGGCCAAGCAGCTAAGGTATCCGACAAGCCAGACGACTGGCGATGCAACTTCTGCTTCAAGAAGGGCGTGTGCTGGGAGGGACTAGAAGTCGAAGTGCGTTGCTCAACGTGCTCCTTCGCCTTCCCCAGAGAGGACGGCGGCTGGCAGTGCGACAAGCACGACAGGCAGTGCCACCAGCCCTGCGATGACTACGAACTTTACAGGCCAAAGGAGAAGGGGATGTGATCGAAAGGATGACTTTCGCAGAATTATTAGACGACAACAAGCGGCTAAGAGAGGCACTAAAGACCATCTCACAAGTCGCAGCAATCAGTGACGGGGCGCAATGGTACGCCGTCGTCGCAGACGAGGCATTAGGAGAAGACAATGAGCCACGATGGGATGTTCGGCCCCGCGCCGACAAAAGTGACAAAGATGCCAGTGACGAAACGTAAGACGCCTCAGACCAAGGGTGAGTTTTTGGACGAGGCCAAGCGCCTCATCGAAGGCGACCGCGCCGAAACTTATGGCGATTTTGTTGAGCTGCACAGAAAGATCGCAAAGCTGTGGGGTGTCGTCTTGGGCATCCACATCACGACAGAGCAAGTGCTGATGTGCATGGAGATGATTAAGGTTGGTCGCAAGATCGCCAATCCAGATCACATTGATAATCACATTGACAGTATGGGCTATGCTGCCCTGCTGGCAGAGCTAGTGGAGAGCAATAAAAAATGACTGATGTAAATCTTACACCCGCCCAGCGCTGGCAGCTTGTCTTGGACACGGCCAAGGAAGAAAACCAAGCGATGCGCGAACGCCAAAACTGGACAAGACAAGGCTTCAACTACGGATTGCCACGTCAAAGTCACAACGGTGGGCGTCCGACCAACGAAAAAGCTAATGCTAATGGGTGACGCATCTCTCACTCCCGCCGAGCAATCAGAGCTTTCTTTCTTAAAGCGCATGGTAAACGAAAAGCAGGACGCAGCTTACAGCCACAGCCCTGCTTCATCCGCGAAGCGAGACCTTTACTATGCGCGAGACGAACTCAAGGAGTACGTTAGCGTGCTCAGAGTAAAGGGCCGCAACATTTAGCTAGTCTGAAAGCTGAAAATGTGGACCGTCGATGAACGGACGTCTTCCTTGTGATCGACGGGTGTCCACATAAGATAGCATCGCGTGCTCCATTGTACCATCGAAGTCAGCTATGTCTGGCACCGTCCAAGCCGCACCCCAGACAACGCCTTTTACGCCAAACTCTTTCGCACTAGCCGCTATGCTATCAGCCACTTCGTCATACACAGAAATTTCCCAAGAAGGACGAGAGCCAATGTAAGCCATCAGGTCCACAGCTTTGCCTTCGAGGTGGCGTGATTTCATGGTTTGGCTGGCACCTTTTGCTACTAACAAACGCTGCTCTTCAATAGTCCTCAGACCACAGATGACCCCGAAGTCTACTTTTGTCTTGGTTATCGCCAGCCTGACTACGTCTTGCAGGCGAGGGTCAACGCGTTCCAGCCTATCTAACGATCTCTGAGATAATCCGAACATCTAACTCTTCCTCTTCTTTTATGGCGGGCATGTAAACTAGAACGAACGCATCGCACTCAGGGCACGACAGGTTCGTGACCATCATGTACTCATGGTCGTCTTCGCAATCGTGATCACCGCCCCAGATCAGATCGCTGTTGCAGTGCCAGCAATTCATTTTCGTCTGGCTCCTATCAGCTCTCGCTGCCGTCTGATCTCTTCACGCTGGCGCTCAAGCAAGACGAACTGCTTGTCTGCATCAGATCGCACGGGAAGACGAACGACTGTCATTTCTTAAAGAACGTGGTTGCGCCACGTATTCCAAACGACGCGGCCACACAGCAACCCCACGTATAAATAAACCAGTCGGGCGCACGACTAAGAGCCTCAAAGCCGTCAAAGACTATGGCTTGTCCTTTCGGCCCAGCGAAGCAAAGCACCATAGGGATAGACATAAGCGCCAAAATATACTCGTCTTTCCAACTGTGCTTTGAGCCTTCAGCCATGATCTTTTCCCAGTTCGCTTCCGACTGAGCTTGAGACATGAGTATTTGGCTTTTGGCTTCAGCCTGCGTAACCTTGATCTTCGTCTCGGCTGCTCGTGTCTCGACTTTCCCTTGCAACCAAGTGCCAGCAAGATTAGCGAGTGGTCCTATCAGTGCTTGTATCATTTTTCATGCCCAACCCATGTTGAGAAGGCCGCTGTCATCGCGCCAGTTACGACAGATACGATGGCGGCGTGGGCGTTTGACAACTCAGGCTCGGTAATCGCAAATTCAATGACGCGGATGTAGACTATCGTCATCACCAGCATCATCAGACGAGGCATAATTTTCCACGCCAAAATCTTTTCCATTGCTAAAGTCATGTCTTACTCCTTATCCCCATGATCCGTTAAAACTTCCGCTGAACCCGCCGCGACCGCCAGACGAACTACTTGGTTCGCCTACTGCTGCGTCGGTTGCGCTTTCTCGGAACGCTCTGATGCCACCAAGCACGGGAACTCTGGTAACAAACTCACGGACGCCTGACCGTTCCTTCGCATTACTTTCTGGCGTTGAATTGAGCATCGCATCTTTGGCACCGCCGAGCATGGTGAACGCCGAGTTGCCAAGCCCGTATGTCGGGCCGAGCAGAGACGACCAGACGCGCTGCTGCCCGTAGGCTCCGTTGTCCATTTGGCTTGCCGCTGAGTGTACGATGTCTGCGATAAGGCCAAAGCCGCCCATGACCATTAAGCCTTCGAGATACCAGCCGAGAAAATCCTGCTCGTTGCCGTGAACCTTCTCGTCATATCCCGCAAACTTCATAGCGTTCCGCACACGCACGTCTGCCGACCGTTCGTCCTCACCGCCGCGCATTTGCACGACGTCCTTGATGGCTGCTGCTCCCGCACCAGCGGCAGGGCCAAGTGAAAGGAAGTAGAGGAGTGGCTTGATGTTGCGCGGCTGGCCGCTCTTAGGGAACGCCTCTCTGAGTATGTGGCCAG